GGTGGTTACTACTGTGATGTTCACATACCCTCAGGCTTCAATATAACCGACCGATTCCATAATCAGAAAGACGAAACTACCATCTAAAAAGCACAAGGAGGCTGTAATGGCTACCCGTTTGACTCTAAGAGGCAAGATTGTTCTAGGAACAGCAGTTGCTCTAGTTCTAGTTGGCTTCACCCATATTACCCGCGATACCTGTTGGATAGGTCCTGAACCTTGGAAGTATGGTTCGTGCCAAGCAATGATTGACCGAATGGTCAATGAAACCCTCAATGTCCCCGTTCCCTCGGTGGATAAACTAGAGGAGTACCGAAAAGCCGATAAGTTATCAACTGTTGATTTAGCAGAGTTGTTATATCTAGTTGGTTTCCGCGATACCGCCCTACGCAATGCGTGGGCTATTGCTATGCGTGAGTCCAACGGCAGACCACTAGCGCACAACAAGAACGCCAAAACAGGGGATAACTCCTATGGCGTGTTTCAGATAAATATGATTGGTTCACTAGGTGTGGACAGACGAGACTTATTCAACATCGCCAACAACACTAAGTTGTTTGACCCCGTGATGAATGCAGAAATCGCCTTTTATATGAGTTCAGGTGGCACAGACTGGTCATCTTGGAAAGGTATTACGCCACGGGCTAAAAAGTTTCTAAAGCAATTCCCTCAGGCGGACTTAGAAAAGAGAATTGAGCGGTATTCTTAGATTATGCCGATACCTGCCTACCGACTCAAAGAGGTTGTTATAGCCGTAACGAACCTACGCGCTCTTATGAGTGAGTTGAATGATGAGCAGTTAAAGCAAGCCGAGACTACGCTCTCTAACGCTCTTATGTCCGTGAACCTAGAGGTCTACCACAGAGAGAAGGAAAGAAGTGAGCGAGTCGAAGTTGCATCGGTGTAACGGTTGCGGGAATTGGCTATACGAGGATACAGTTTGCCCAATCTGCGTGAAAATAGGGAAGCGCAAATGATTGGGGCAGCGTGGCAAGGTATCCAGCATTTGACGGCAGCGAAGTCTGTTCGCAGGTAGACCCAGAGATATGGTTTCCAACGGCGACAAGTCAAACTGGAGGGACGGCGAAGAAGTTATGCCTAACCTGCCCTTGGCTGGAGAAGTGTCGGGAATATGCTGTGGCGGTGGATGTTGTGGGGATTTGGGGAGCAACCAACGAGAAGGAACGCTCACGGATACGCAGCAATCGGAAGATGAAGGTTGAGCGTTTAGATTTAGAAGCCGTAGTTGCGGCAATTCAAAAGGGAGTGTGAGTTGATACTTTTAACCCAAAATAGCGAGTTGCGAGCAGACCACGTATGGAATTGGACTTTGCCTGCTTGGGTAGTAAAGCGAGAGGGCAAAGGATTTAATGTCTGCCCTTCTGCGGGTGCTTGTACTCAACTGTGTTACGCCCGAAATGGTACTTACTTGTTTCCTCAAGTAAAAGCCGCCCATATGCGCAACCTTGATTTAGTTATTGACGAATTGCCAAAGTGGAAGATGATTATGATTGGCGAGTTAGGCTCTGACCAGTTCCGCCCAAACTATGTCCCACGATTTACAGATTTGGATTTAGACCCAGACCCTTGGGCTGCGGAGTGGATGAAGCGCGGCGGGGCTGCTATCCGTATTCACGACTCTGGAGACTTCTTCAGCGATGAATACTTGCAGGCGTGGCTAGATATTGCAGACCTATTCCCTGATGTTTTGTTTTATACCTACACAAAAGAAGTCCCACGCTTCCGCCGTATGGTGCAAGGATTAGCACCTACGAACTTCCGTTGGTTATTTAGTATGGGCGGTAAACACGACCACCTGCTAGACAAGGATAAAGACAGACACGCAGAGGTATTCCCTACTTTGGAAGCGGTTGTAGATGCAGGGTATTTAGACCAGACCGCTTCGGATTTACTCGCAGTCCTTTTACCTACAACACGCATAGGTATTCCTGCAAACAATATTCCTCATTTCAAAAAGAAGATGGGAAGTAATACCTTCGGAGAAATGCAGGTAGCAAGAAATGTTCATAAAAAGCAAGAAGCAGACACATAAAAAGGCGCTAAATGTCGGTGGGCTATGGTAATCTAACCCCCGTTAGCGCAGAAAAGGAGAGAATGATGGCTGACTTTATGACCGTAACACTCGTAGGTGGAGTTGTGGAAAAGCCCACACTACAAACTACGCAGACAGGCAAGTCTTTACTCAAGTTACAAATCAAAACATCTCGTTCAACGAAGAATGCTGCTGGTGAGTGGGAGACCAAAGATGGCACATATTGGACTATCACCGCTTGGGGCGAGATGGCAGAGAACGCGGTGGAAGATATCAAAGAGGGCGATATCGTTATGGCTCTTGGAACTATCAGCACTAGGGAGTGGGAAGGGCGCGATGGGGCAAAGCGTGTGTCTGTGGAGATGAACGCACAACATATCGGGCGCTCTTGCGTTACCAACTCTCGTACTACTCGTTCCTCAAAACCCGTAGAGAATGACCCTTGGAGTGCACCATTTGCCGCAGTTGAAGAAGAACCACCTTTCTAGCCTAATTGCGCTCCTACGCGTGTATGCTCGGTCTACCGATGTACAATGTGTGGGACGGAACGAGGCGATATGGCAGACGAGGGCTTTGAGCAGTTCGAGCAATCAGGTCTAAGTGAACTGGAGGCTACGGCTGCACAGATGCACGAAGTATTCTGCTCTTTTACAGGGGCTGGTTTTACCGAAGACCAAGCACTAAAGTTATGCGCCATATTGTTGAATAGTTCAGAAACAGAGGGATAGTATGAGTCCAAAACCAGACTTATCGGAAATTGGCTCTACTGGGCTGCGTAGAACTGGCGGCACAGTTTATGAGGAGTTCCTCGTATCCTTGCGCGGACGGCGCGGGGCAAAGACTTACCGAGAAATGGCAGAGAATGACCCAGTAGTTGGGTCTATTTTATACGCGATTGAAAAGATTATCCTGCGCCTTGATTGGACAGTAGAACCTGCTAGCGATAGCGCTACAGACAGAGAGAACGCAGAGTTTATTGAATCCTGTCTTTACGATATGTCTGACTCTTGGGACTCCACACTTTCGTCAATTCTTTCAATGCTTGTCTACGGATACTCCTATCAAGAAGTTGTCTACAAGATACGCGGCGGTATGGACGCTACTGACCCTTCCCGCAAATCAAAGTTCAACGATAACAAAGTGGGCTGGCGTAAGTGGGCTATTCGCGCTCAAGAAACACACAACAACTGGATGTTTGATGAAGATGGCGGTATCCAAGGCTTTGAGCAAATTGACCCTTATGGCGCAGGAATCCACCGTATTCCAATCGACAAGGCATTGCTATTCCGTACTACAACTCAAAAGAATAACCCAGAGGGCAAGTCATTACTTCGTACTGCGTATCGCCCTTGGTTCTTTAAGCGCCGCATTGAAGAAATTGAGGCTATTGGAATTGAGCGCGACCTAGCAGGTCTACCAGTTGCCTTTGTGCCACCAGAGTATTTATCATCAACTGCAAGTGCAGACCAACAAGCAGTTCTGGCTTCAATTATTCAAATAGTCCAGAATGTAAAGCGTAACGAGCAAGAAGGTATTGTCTTTCCAAATGTGTACGATGAACAAGGACACAAGATGTTTGAGTTCACACTACTTAGCGCGGGCGGCTCTCGCCAGTTCGATACCGATAAGGTAATTGGGCGTTACGACCAGAGAATTGCAATGTCTGTACTCTCTGACTTTATCTTGCTTGGTCACGAACGCGTAGGCTCATTTGCCCTCGGCAGTTCTAAAATTGACCTTTGGACAATGGCGGTAGATGCAATCTGCAAGTCCATAACTGAAGTAATCAACCAACACGCTATTCCTAAATTGCTAAAGTACAACGGAATGAAGTTTGAGACTCCACCAGAGTTGAAGTATTCCGAAGTAGCACACATTGACCTTACTGAAATCTCGGATTATGTTTCTAAGTTGACCGCAGCAGGGGCTATCTCGCCAGACGCAGAGATGGAAGATTTCCTACGCGGCTTAGCAGGACTACCTATGGCAACAGCAGAGCCAAAGGAACAACCAGAAGCAGAAGAACCTGAGGAAGAAGAAGAAGAACCCGAAGAAGAAGAATAATGCCACTTGTACGCAAAGCAGAGCCGCGTCCTGCGATACAACTATCAGCCGCAGAGCAGCGAATCTATGATGCTTACAGACGAGCATTTGCAGGTATCGGAGATGTAAACGATAGTGCGGTAATTCGCGCTATTCAAGATGCGGTCAATGGTGGTAATCCTTTGAGTGCGGTCAACGCTATTGCTTGGGGAGACTTTGCAGCGAGTTTGAATCAAACAGTTGAGGCGCTAAACAAAGAAGTGATTAGCGCGGCAAATGCTTCAGCCAAGTCACTACCTTCACAAGTTCGCATAGCAGCCAATTTCACAACCTCTGACCCTCGCGCTATTGCATTTGCAGAGCAGCGAGCAGGAAAACTAATCCGTCAAATAAGTGATGAGTCAAGAAAAGCGGTTACTGAAACGATTACTGAAGCATTGCGTATGCGTATTGACCGCCGAGAGATGGTATCTCGCATCTCTAAAGTAGTTGGATTAGATAGCCGACAAGCCCGCGCTTTAACTCGCTATTATGAAAAGGCTTTAGCAGATGGACGAAAAGCAGGGCTGGACTATGACGAGGCGTTAGCCAAAGCAGACCGCTTGGGAGATAAATATAAGAAGCGCCTATTGCGCCAAAGAGCCACACGCATTGCTCGAACTGAAACAGTTGCAGCCTCTAACGCAGGTCGCTACCTTTCGTGGATGGAAGCAGAAGCACAAGGCTTACTTGGGGCAGACTCGGTGAAGCGTTGGATTACTGCGATGGACGAGCGTACTTGTCCTATTTGCGCTCCGTTAAACAACAAAGAGTTCCCATACAAGGCTAACTTCCCAACAGGAGAGTTGATGCCTCCAGTTCACCCGAACTGCCGTTGTAGTGCAGTAATTATTCCTGCGGAAGTAACTTTCATACCTTTGCAGAAGGCAGTAGTTAGTTCAGACCCTATCGCCGCTATGTTCAAACACGGAACGCACGACCAAAGTACGCACAATCCGCATAAAGGCGGGCGTGGTTCTTTGGCGGGTGGCACAAGGTATGAGCCTGAAGAAATCAAAGATATTTATGCAGAAGCCGAGTTTGAGTTATCTGACGGAGAGAAC